CTAAAGCTGCACCTCCTGTTGCCGGTACTCGCGCAACCGAAGTCAACGCACCCTGTTCAACCAATCCTGCCGTTGTTAAAGTGCCTTCCGCGTCGGCATGAATTCCCGCGTTCGGAACAAGTGTAGTTGCAGCTGACGGCCTGAGAAAATTAGCATTCAACCATGTCGTTGAAGTAAATGACGGGTCGCCTTCGTCGCCATGCGCTTCCATACCTGCCGCTTGCATTGCCGCAACGTTGGCGTAGTCTGTTCCGATGTCAGCGTCGATTATTTTCGTCATGCTGTAATAACGATTGCCATCGAAATGCATTCTACTTGGATCTACCGCAAAATCATTTATCGTGACAGAGGTATACCCAACGCAGATATTGTTTTGAAATGTTCCAAAGACTTCATAATACCCATCAAACAAAACGCTAGGAGTACCTGATGTCTGAAACGTGCAATTTCGCACATTAATTATAAAATCAGCCGCACCTGCGATAGCCGCACCTGCTGGCAAAAAGCCGGGTCCAATAAATCTCACGTTCCTCATATCTACAGTAATAGTCTGGGAGTTATATGCCCAAAAAAATGTGGAATCAGTACGGATCACTATGTCATATAATTCAAAATGAACTCTGCCATTGTTGCAATATCCTATCCGCGTAGTTACATCTATTGACCCGCCTGTGAAAATGAAATAATTATTAGTTCCGACCCATGCAGCGCCAGAATTGAAAGAACTTGTACAGTCAATAAAATAACATCCATGCCGATTGAAATTTGCTAACAAAGTACCGCCGCTTTTTATGATATTGTTAAATTCTACAGAACACGGCTCAGTAGTAAATGCAATATTACCTGAAACCGTTGCTTGAGATTCTCCCGGATAAGTACGAATAACCATCCTGAATTCACGTGTACAGGAACACGCCGAGTATGCCGGAATAGTCAGATTCTCAGTAAACGTCGCGCCACCATAAAGGTCGATGTAATGTGTTTCGGTTGTGGGTGTAGCGCCAACCGCAGCCACCACCGCCGCGATAGCATCGGCGATAGTCGCATAAGTTTCACCCGAGCCTGTGGGATAATTAGCCATTAGATTCCAATCAACTTAACTTTTTGATTTTCGATATATGCATTTGACCTAGCATCGTTTTTAATGTCACATATGACTTTCGTAGTTGGATTAACCGTCTTAATGCCAATAGTAAAAAGATCGCGGAGGTCTGCATCAGATACTTCCATCACATCAGAAATGTTGCAATTTTCAGCTATGCCGATTGTGTTCAGATTGTAGATTGCAGTCGCATAACCTAACCCTGTTTTTTCCAGATAGGATTTACCGGCCTTATTTAGAACCCGAATGCTTACTGCCGCACCGGTCGCTTTGTGAAATACGATTCGCATTAGCATTTTGTTTTTCCCATTCTTTAAAACAACGATCGCACATGTTCACGAATTCACCGTATTCGCTTTTGGATTTATCGAGCCTAGCGTGTACCATTCGATTCTCACGACATATAACGCAGATTCTAGGCACATCATTTTCCCGTCTCTATTATACTAACCCTATTTCTCTTAAATAATATCCAATTAACATCATCAATACACCAGCCGTTACAGACGCAGTAATTCTAAGGAAAATACTTGATATATTTTTACCTTTAAGCTTTACAGATTCTAAGTGTTCATTCACTATCATATTGTTAGGATGATCTTCTATATGATCACTAAGTTTTGAACATGGTTGTTTTGGCATCTTTTCTTTAATTAACCTTACTTCAGTATTAAGCTCAGAAATACTTTTGTTCATTGTTTTTTGTTCATCTAAAACTTCTTTATGATTTGTTCTAATTAAATCATAAACTTCTTTTGCAGAATTTCCGTTCATAGTAACCCCTCGTATGTTTTAATTAGATTATGCTTCCAGCACTAGAACGGTTTTACTTCCACTAGCACAAATTCCATAAACAGCTTTATTATGAAGATTACTTTTTCCAAAATTAAATTCTGCATCACTTATTTCATTTGTTCCAACCTTTGGTATTTGCATTCCAGTTTCAGTAACAGCAGCAGTTCCTATTCCAATATAAATTGTTTCATCTGAAATATTCTGAATTAAAAGGTATCGTCTATTTGGATTTTTAGCAACAATTTGTGTTGAAGCTGCGGCTATTGTTACTTTAGTCTGTACAAGATTCGCATAATGTTTTGCTATTGAGGCCATTATTTCTCCTTAATTACAAATCAACAGTTTTCTCAAGTCTTACTTCAAAGTGATGATCCATTAACATCACTGGATCTGGTACTTGAACTTTATAATTGTCACTACCATCTATTGTAACACGATCATTACCTTTTATGTCAGTTGGCTCCATATATAATAAATATTTCGCTCTTGTAAAATCACCACCCGGTTCAGCTTCCCAAAGAGTTTGTGCTTCTATTTCTTCTAATCTACATGGTACATTTGTTCCCATTGTTGTGTCAGTATATATAGGTTCTCTATAATCATTTTGACCCGTCATTATAGAACGGATCCAAGAACATCTTTTATTTAGTAAGCCAGTAAAGCTCATATCGCTTGTATATCCGCAACATTAGAAATTTGATCAAACAGATATTCAATATATCCATCTAACCCTTTATACTGATTTTTTAACGCTTGGCCAGATGGTACACCCAACCTGTATTCGTATTTTCCAATTTGTTCCATCATAAAATCTGATTTATATTTTTTAGCTTGTTGAAGTGTTAAAGATTTTAGAACTAATAGTATCTGAAGATATTGAACTGAATATGGTACTGTTTCTCCAAATACTCCCGTAATAGCAATATTACCAAAACCTTTATAAAATCTATTATCAAGATAAATATCATCGGGATCGTAAAAGATTAAATTACTACTTGTTGGACTAACAAACTGAATTCTTCCAGTCTCAGTATCCCACCATACGTCTCTATCTGTGCCTGTTAATGCTAGTGTTTTTGTGGTAGTATCAGATTTTGTCATAACTATAGATGCAATAGATACTATTGGAATCTTTGGAACGAATATAAAATGTTCATTATTTCCATTCATAGTTAAAGTTTCAGAACCATAATCCCAATTTCTACCAGTTCGTCTTTCAATAATATCCCATGATTGATTTAAAATCATATCTGTTATATCGCCGATTACTGCCTCTTTATTTACACCTAACAAAAATGTTAGGACTTCATCTTTAGTTACATAAGATGACATATTAATACCTTTTCAAAAAGAAATTTTATTAGAATTCATATCTCTAGCAAGTAATTCGGCAGCTTCTTCTATAAACTTTTGAGGCTTTTGTCCTTTTATAGATGTTGCGTATCTTCTAACTCCATTATCATCAATCCAAGATAATAATTTACTATTTTTTGGTTTAATTCTTTTTCCACTAGGTCCATATATTCCAGTACCATTATTTACCCAATTAATTAATTTTGATTCTCCTTCAGAATTTGTTATAAGATATAAATTAAATGTTGCTTTTTTCTTATTAAAAAAAGCATTAACACCAGTCCTATCATTATCTTTTCTGACTCTAAGATCATGAATTACACTCTTTAGCTTCTTGCCAGTTTTTTGTCTTTTACCATCAGGAGCTAAAATTTCTATATAGTTCCTAAAGTTTTGTGCTAATTTTACTTCAAATTTTCTAAGATTCTTTGCAAACTTTTTCTTTACATTAAAAAGAGCTTTACCCATAACTTTTTTTTTATTCGTTTTTATGCTTAACATTCTTTAGCCAATCCATTTTTTCGAACATATTAAAACTTTTTCTTAAAACATTAAGCATTTTATTATTATTATATTTATCGTTCTCAAAATCTGGTAGATGTTGACTCTCCATCTCTTTCAAAAAATGTTCTATGGATGATTCGATAGTAACACCATTAGTTACACACTCATCATATTCTAATATATATTTTGTATAATCATATTCTGAAGTAAAAATTGGATAATGTTCTTTCCCATCTTCTACACAAAGTCTTACACGATGAGCAACTTCTAATAAATTTACTGTCTCAGAAAATACAAATTTATCATCAAATTCATAGTCTCCTAAAATATATTTAACATTACTTTCAATGAAGTCTTTTATATATGAAGCTGCTGACATGACGTTACAACATGGAAATTCTTGTAACCAATCATCGGACAATACACAACATTCATTTACTATAAAATTATAAAATATGGAATTAATATGTGTATCCCATCGCATTCTTGGTGAAGGTCCATATAATGAACCAAGATAAAAAGTCATTGTTGAATCTTGTATCTCATTTTTCATACAATCTAAAAATCTTTTATAAGACGCAAATTTTATTGAATTAACATCACTAAGTAAACTTTTGAATGAAGTAATATATAAGACTCTATTATCTTTACAAACCTCACCAAATTTATTGATGTAAGATTTAATATAATCTCCAAATTCATCGTATCTATAAAACTCATCTATATCTAAATCTGAGCACCATATTATTAAATCATATTTTTTGTCTAACTTATAATTAATAATATTCACATTATATAGATTGTCATAAATAATTGGTGTATGTTCATTCTCGAAAAAGCAACAGTCAACAATATCTACTTCTATCTCATTAGCCTTCAGCATATCACTTAGAATGCAACCAACATAACCCATACCACCAATTACAAGCACTGACCCAATTTTACTATGCATAGAACGCTCCTAACAAATAATATATTTTTTATAATGCCATTACTACAAAAATATATTAAACAGCTTTAGGATTAATCCCAAAAGCCTTTGTTTTCATGAAACTGTCCTTCTCGATGCATCTTCTTCTGTATATCCCTTTTCCATGTTTCATATTGTCCATATTCTTTAATTGGAACAATATGTTCTATATATGCTCTGGAAGTGTAAGCACATTCATATCCTGCGTTAACTAACTTCACATTTAGTTTTGCATCATTTCCACCATATACTCCAACTTCTGTATAACCTTCAACTTTATTAAGTGCTTCCACAGATAACATTATAAAGCCACCAGCAATATTATGTCCCAGATCTTTTTGAAAATAAAACAAATCCCTTTCTTCTTTAAGTTTATCTATAATATCATATCCTAACACTGGATTATTATTATTTTTTTTATATAGAGGTGAAACTAATCCTAGTTTAGGATTATCTTTTACTGCTGACATTAAAGCGGTTGCCCATCCAGGTTTCAAAATGATATCACTATCAGAAGATATAACATATTTAAAATCGGGATTCAGAAGTTTAAATAATCCATTAAGTGCTTTAGGTTTTCCTATGTTCTTCTCTGACTTATAAATACGAATAAATTTTAACGGACTATTATCGAGATTAGCTGAAACTACTAAGCCTCTCAACATTTCATATGTTCCATCTTTACTAGCATTATCATGAATATGTAATTCATATTCATATTCTTTATCTAAACTTGTTAATAAATTTTCAATCCATTGTTTTACTGCAATTTTTCTATTATAAGTTACTGAGCAAATCGGTATAATTTCCATTATAAACCTTCTCTCTCTTTGTTAATCATCTGTCTATAGGTGGGTTTATTCTTTAATAAATCACGATATTCTCTACGGAATTCTACCTGATTTTCTATTTTCCCAGCATTCCCTTCTTCTCTTCTTGTTATAGACTCTAGATGTATGGCAATTGACCATGGAGTATAAAATATTCTCCAGCCCTTTTTATTAGCTCTTATGCAAAAATCCATATCATTTAAATCTGCATCATATTTTTCACTTAATTTTACGCTTCCATAACATTCTGAATCAATAGCTACTAAACCGAAAGTTACTGCTTCACATTCTCTAATATAATTTGCTGCCAGCCAACTAGAAGGTTTGGTTTTATAGATATGTGAAGCTCCATGATCACTCACTAAATCAACTCCTGCATGTTGGATAGTCATACTGCCAACCAACCAATGATCTGGGAATGAACATAAATCTAAATTTTTATGATTTGGATATAATAGCTTCGCACCAACAACTCCAACTGAATCATATCTATGATTAAATATAGCAATTAATTCTGTTAACCATCGAATATTAGGCCATATATCATCATTCATTAAAACTATATAATCGTATTCTTTTCCATATTCAGCATAAACATCATTGTTGAATGTCGCAAAATTATATTCACCAGTTAAATGTTTTTGATATTTTACTATCTTACTATCTTTAATAGATTTATCGACTCTTGGATCTAAGTTATTATCTTTACTGTGATATAACGTAATAATGTCATAATTTTTATATATTGTATTTCTCTTTATATGGAATGAACACTTTGATAATAATGCATAATTTACGAAAGGTATTATCACTAAGACTCTTGGTTCTGTTTTAATCTTATGAATATGCACAAATTTACCTATAGCTATTGGACTTACTTCTAAAAATAATTTATTTCGTTTTATATAATCTTCAAGAATATTCATTGAATTTATATGAGATATTGCACCATTATGAGTAGATCCATAATTTGTTTTATGTATTCTCCAACTATACAAATTACTAGCTACATGGCCGACAACTGGATCTTTCTCTGAAGCTCTTAATAATAAATCATAATCCCAACTTCTGCCATATTTTTTATTACAAGGTAAAAGATCAAGTATAAATTCACGTTTATAAGCAGTTAAATGATTTATATATTGGCATTGTAATAATAATTCTAAAGACCAATCTGGTTTTTTAGTTTCTGAAATTTTAGCACCTTGTTCATCAATCTGACATTCGTTTGTATAAACTATATCACAATTTTCATTTACAAGTTTAAAAGCAATATATTCTGCTGCCCTTTTACCAATTAAATCATCACCATCTACAAACGCCACAATATCACCAGTCGAAGCATTAACACCATCGGTCATAGATATTGGCACACCTAAATTTCCTTTATGATTTACAAATATAAACTTATCATCAGATTCATATTTCTGTAAAAAGTCTTCTATATTTTTGTCACCATCATTCACCACAACTATTTCAATATCTTTATGCGTTTGAGCTAATATTGATTCAAAACATTGCGCTATATAATCTTCCTTTATATTATATAATGGAACAACAAATGATACTTTTTTATCAACTTTAAAATTTAGTCTTAAAGGTTTATCAACTTGCTTTGCTTTTCTATTATTTTTTACAGGAATTTGGACAGTTATTTCTTTTTTTCGCACAATATTACCAATTACTACAGATTCAAATCTTTTTGCAAAGTTATCTAACTTTGCAAAAGATGTAACATATTCTCTCGCCTTATTAAGATTATTATTCAGTTTATCTTTATCTTTTAGCAAACTATCAATAATTTTAGCAGAATTATCTATATCATCTATATTTAGATAATGCGGATATTCCTTATAGACTTCCTTAAAAATTGGTAAATCATAACATATTACAGGAGTTTTCATATAAAAGGCTTCAGCTGGAGGAATACCAAAGCCTTCAAATCTTGATGTCATAAACAAAAATTTGATACGAGATAATATATCAAATTTTTCAATAGTTGAACATCTAATTTTTAAAACCAAATTCACACCAATTCTCTTACAATCAACTTCTAAAGTTTGTTTCATTTTATCTGAAATATATCCAGTAATTATATATAATTTTAATTCATTCTTTTCTTTTACCTTCTCTAAGATTTTACAAATATCGTTTACACCCTTATGATCATCAACTCTTCCAATATAAGCTATAGCATTTTCTCTATTATTATAGTCTTTTAATTCTACTTTGTCTGCTACTAAAGAATTTATTCCATTATAGACATAACACACCTTTTCTTTGACCTCTGGTATCCAGTCTTTTGCATAGATTGCTGGTAATTCAGCATTACATACGAATGAATCACATCTCTTTGAAACTTTAATATAATCTTCCCAATATGTTTCATTTTTTTCAACATTATTTTTTATACTACCTGATATCCAGTTATGTGGTTCATAGCATAAAACTATGGATTTTTTATTTAAAAGCCCTGCTAAATTTACTGCATAATCCGCACCCTTAATTGGAGATCCAATAAATTGATCTATTCTTTTTAAAGACCGTATTTTTTTTGAACAAAAATCGCTAGAAACTATAAATTCAATATTTTTTCTATTTGGATATTCTTGAAATTCTTCATCAAAAATAGGCATATTATCTGTGATCATTTTAATATTATGACCTAAATATGCTAATGCATGAGCAATATACCATGGATACCATCTTCCACCACTGATATAATTTTTAAAATTTTCTGAGAATATTGCGATATTCATTTTTTTCTCCCATAACAAAAACAAATTACACAATATAAATAAATACTGGTAGGGTTCTAACCCTACCAGTATTTATTCAGAAAATTTGTTTTAAGAACTACGAAACAATCGTAGTCGATAGATCATCAATTAAACACAGAGCAGCATCATATTGGAACTTAAGATCAACACGTTCACTAACAACATACTTGCGCTGATCAGATTCAATAACTTCTTCACTCTTGAATTTAATACGCCGCCTATCACCAAACAAAGGACAATCTTTCTTATATACAACTGCATGTCCTGAAGGAGCAAAGGGAGCCTCATAGACAGGAACTCCATAAATGACAGTAACAATACCATCACCTTCACCAGCAGAACCAAGACCAGAGATATAAGAAGCAAGTGCTAATCCAGATTTTGAAGCATCATGAAAATCATCATTAGCTCTAATATTCGAAGCTTGCTCAGAAGGAACAAGTGTAATCAGATCACGTTTTGCTCTTCCATACTTACCAAGATTATAGATAGCCTGATTCACGAGTTCATTATCAAAAGCACCACCACCAGCATCAACAGAAGTCGCAGCATCAGTACCTTCTGCCGCAGTAAAAATACCATCAAACATTACCCTAGGATCATGAACATACCAATTCGCAGTAGTCGCAGCCTGAGGAGTTGGAGCAGTAGCTAAGTGACTATCATCACCTTGCAAAATTGTAATCTCTTCCGCATATGCAATAGCTTCTGCAAAATCCTTAAGAACCATATCAATAATGTCAGGAAGAGTTTTAGTATCTTCAACTGCTTCCTCATCAATAAGTGTATAACCCATTAGCTTTTTTGCAGTCCAAGTAAGCGTAGTCGTACTAAACTCAGACGTAGTTGCAGTCGTACCGTCCGGAATGTGATAAGCTGTAAGGGCCGAAGTCTTCTTGGGCCGCGTTACATTTCTATCAGTCATCACAAAAGTTGCAATAAGCCTACGCATGATATTAATATCATGAATATAATTAATAACTTCATTAGCTAAAGGTGCGGGGAGCCAATCATTTAAATTCCCACCAGTAGCAACAGATAAGGCTTTAGCGATAGCATTCATTTTACAATACCTTCCTATCTCAAATTTAGATTATCCATTTTTCTTAGAATTTTCATGTTGGAACATAAACATAACACTCTTTGCTTTACCCTTTTCAACATCATTTAACTCTTCATACTCGGCATTACCTTCTGGAGTAGCGGAAAGCCACATAACGTATTTCAGAGTATCTTCATCTTCTATACCCTTTAAGACCTTCTTGGGATTATCATTTGCTGCTTCATCATCATTATCATCTTCCTCAACACGCTGATAACCCTTCCGCTTATTTTGATCAGTTGACAATCCTTTAACTACCGCAGAAAGACTAGAGACTGTATCATTCAAAGATTTTGCCCAAGTAGGTACTTCTTCTTTCTTATCCTTAGTCTCGACTTTCTTTTCAGCCTCTTTCTTATCCTTAGTCTCGACTTTCTTTTCAGCCTCTTTCTTATCCTCAGTATCGATTTTCTTTTCTTCTGCCATATCTTCGCCCATTTTCTTCACTTGCTCAACCATTTCCCCGATCTGTTCATTGATAGGCTCGAACGCCTTATCAACTGCTTTACCTACAGTTTCGGTAACTTGCTCGTCAATGATCGAACCAGAATGTTCTTTTAAAACAGCCAAAATAGTCTTTTCATCAGCCACAGTATTACTCCTTTTTTCTTTTTTCTCAAGCTTTTTTGCTTTGCCAGAATTCTTAGTATTTTTACTAACGTTCTTAACAAAGCTACCAATAGACTTTTCCAAAGATTTTTCTACAGATTCTACAATTGTCGCAAACCGATTGCATGGAAGCCCAACAACACTTACTTCCATTAAATCCATTTCTAAGATCTTCCATGCAATTATATTATCATGATCATCTTTTTCAATTTCTATGTTCTTAAAATAACCGCGAATAGAAAATGAATTAAGAATGCCTTCTCTTAATTTTGTTTTTATATCTTTTACATCTTCAGCATTTGATACTTTTATTTTAACTTTAATACCAGTTCCATTATAAATTGAATCTTCTACTATACCAATAGGCATATCTGAATCATGATTATAGAATACTGTTTTACACCCAGGACGAAGTAAATCTCCTTGAGATTTTATCATTGCTTCTTCAGTTACAATATCATCTACCCAATCTTGATCTGATGTAGTAGCATAACCTTCTATATATAAATACTTTTCTTCATCATTACTATCTTCGACAATGTCTTTTTCAAATTTTACTCCAATATCAAATTTCTGGTCAATTCCATATTTTGCAAATTTACTTTTAGAATCAATCAATAATTTAACAGTATTATCAAATACAGTTTTGGAATTTTTTTGTTTAGAAACTGACATTATACGAATATCTCCTTATAAAGATCTGTATCTTTAAAATCATTAATGTATTTATCAATCTTCTCTAAAATATTATCTTTGGTTCCTTTAAAAAATGTTTCAATAATTATATGTTTTAAACCTGATTCAATACCTTTCATACATTCGTGTCTAGCACCTTCTAATTCAAAACGATCATCTGGACTTAAAGCAACAGATATAATTTTAAATATCTTACTAGTTTTTATCTCTACTGGAAAAGTATTAAAATTATATCCATACTTTTTACCATTTACATACAATTCTTTAATCTTAGTGCGATGACCATAATCACACTTTGGAATATCGTCACTAAAATATTCAGCAATTGAAGAAATTTTCATTTTAGAAGAATTTATATAATCCGTAAATTTCTTTTCACCATCAGTGTCAGTAGTATCATTTAAAGGCGTATTATCTTGATTTTGACCTTGAATCTTTCCAGTTGTTGGGTCTACTTGCATTCCTCCCGGATTTATATTAATTGGAGTATTACCCCAAGCCACTGGAGCTAATCCCAAATTTGTTCTAGCTTCATTAATTGTTAAAATAGCGGAAGCAACATTTAAATTATCTATTTCAGACTGTTTAGTTCTTTCTGCAAGATCTATACCAGCGAATATTAATTCTAAATCTGTTATTCCCATTCCTTTACATATAATTTCTTCAGTATAATGATATGCTTCCTTTTCTAAGATTGGACGCAATGCTCCATCTTTATACAATTCAATCTGTTCATGTGTATTTAATTTTCCAGTTGATTGATCAACTATTCCCATAACGACTGGTTGCATATTATAAGCAGAAAATATTTTAGTTCTTAATTCTACACCATATTCTTGAAATTGCATATCCCTATTCAATACAGCAGTAGATACCCATTTAACTGGAACATTCACTGCCGCAACTTTATGAGCATGTTTAAATCCTTTAAAATTAGCATTCCAATATTCTCTAAATCTTTTTAAATCTGTTTTTGTCATTCCTTCCATACCCAATATACCACTAACTTCACCATTATTAAGGAAGAAATTCATATTATAAGTTGCTCTCATAATATCAGCAGCAACAGCGTTAGCTAAAGAATCTAAAGGTTTCATTCCATAAACTGTACCACTAGTCGGTTGAAAAACAATAAAAATCATCTCGTTAATATCAAATTTCTTTGCATCTTTTGGAGATTTTGATAGATTATGAGGCATTACAGCATAAGCCGCAGTCGCAGGAAGATTACCATGTTCATCACAGTTTATTTTAACATCTGGTGAATAAATACTATAAATTTCTTTTACTTTACCACTTTTATTATTCACCTTTTCTATTGATGATCTACCGAATACTAATAAATCACGTATACACTTTTCTCTAATCTCTCGAAAAGATTCTTTATTGTCATTAGGATTTGATAAAAATCTTAAAATTTCATCTCGGCGATGTTCCATTGCCGGAGTCATTTTTTTCTCTCTGTTAGTTGGTACGATTAAAGGCTTTACTTTCACACAATCAGCAACTATGCGATTAACAGTAGAGTTCACCCATTCATTAAATCGGAAAAAATTCCAACAATCATCATCTGTTAACTTTACAACAGTTGGCTCTAAATATCTGCCAGAACTTAATTCTTGAACATATCCAGAAGCTTTTTTTTCAAAAGCTCTTTTAGATATAATACTCTTAGCATTTATTCTTTTCATAAATTTTATCCTAAAACTTCGAATGTCCCCGAACCTTCATAAGATTTTTCTGAATTATAAATGCTTCCAAAAAATCCATCAATAACATCCTTACTTTTCTTTCTGGAATGGTCAACTTTTTTACCCTTTAAATATTTTAAGTGTCTTGATTCATCACACAAA